CTTGCTTCTAAAAGTTGTTCTCTAAGTGAAGTAATTTCTTCAGTTAAAGCTGTAATTTCTTCATTTACAGGTGAATATCCAATATACTCAGTACTTTGAACTATCAAAGTTTCGTGTGAATTTTCTCCAGTTTTAGGAATATCAAAAAATAAAGTATTATAGTCTTGAAAAAATTCCTCTACAGTAGGGGTAATAGCCGCAACATCAATTATTGTTGGGTCTACTAATTGTGTAAAAGAAGTATCAATCGTTTCTACGTATTGATCTTTATTAAAGGTACTTTTTACTAAATTTACCTTAGTCTCCATTATCCATTAACTACTTTAAAATAATACTCATCGTCATAAATTGTAGTACTTCCACCTGCATCTACTTTGACTAAAATTTGGTAATATCTTTCAGGTTCAAACCCATTCATATATAAATCAAAATAGCTTGAAGTAGCATCAGCACTAATTTTAGTATGATTATTATCAAATTCAACTACATACTCATTAGTATCTAAATCTTTTACAGCATACCATGCTGAACCTGATGGAAGATAATATTGTTTAGTGTATAAAGATCCAGTTGTATACACACGAGGTGGATATTTTGGTCTTACATTTAATCTAAATCTATTAAAACTTTCTGAATAAAATATGCCTGGATTTTCAGCTAGTGAAATGTACATATTCTGTTCGTTTAGTACTGTGGTTGATGATGAACCAGTATTCCATACAGAATCATCCCATCTGAATTCTAATTGTGGGGGGTAAATAGTATTAGTATCAACACTATAATATTGCATTACAGGTTGTACTAATTTACTGGTGTTAAATTCAGCATTATCTTCCCATTTTAATAAAAATCCATGATTAGGTAGTTCAGAGCTAGTCCATGCTTGAACAATATCATCTACATTAATATTTAAATCTTTATCACTTCTAGGACCGAATGAAGCAGTAACATTAAAAGTAGAAGTAGTAGCAGATCCTGTAAACCATGCTCCCCCTCCTATAGTAGCATATTGGCTATCATATGAACCTGAAATATAACCGTAAGTAGTATCTGTATATCCAATAGGCCATTGGTTACTATTAGCAAAAAACGGAGACTCCCAACAAGCTCCATCTGTAGTTAAGGGTTGGTCTAAATAAGTACCAGTACCTTGGTTCCAAGTATTAGTAGAATCAGCTTGAACAGCTACAGGCCAAACCTCTAAAATAGAAGATTCAACTATACCTTGTGCCGTAGCAATAAAAGATCTTAATCTAGTAGTATAATCTGTACTTCCAATAGTGTTTTCAATTACATCCGTAATTTCATCAGAATCAAACGCAAGAATAGTTCTAGCTACTGAGGGTTGGGTATCAATAGCAAAATTAAGGTTTGAGATTTGATTAATAGGGTCTATACCCGTATTCATTGTAGGAAACATTGAATACAAGCTAGTATCTTTATATGGGAAAATTTTATATACTGCCATGGTATTTATTTAAATGGGTCTCTAGCTCTATCTATTAATTCTTGAGATTGTAAATTATCTATATATGTGTTTTTAGGAGTATAGGGTTGGGTAGTTGTTTTAGATACAGTCTCACTTCCAACTTTAGTAGTATATGGAACATTAATGGGGCCTCCTAACGGAGATGAATTTTCTAAATCTAAACTAGTTTTATCAAAAGAACTTGCTAGTTTAGCATCGGGTCCATCAAGTCTAGCTTCAGTTGCTCCTCTTCTCCCACTAACAGGAGTATTACCTGTAGGAGGGTAATATGCTAAACTCCAGGATTGTTCGTTATATTTGTCTAAAATTCCCATAATTATAATGTTACTACTCTCCCTTTAATATCACTATTAGGATATTTTACTTCAAAAATCATAGGATCTAAAGATGGATAAATTACATCATTTAATGTAGCACCTTCAATATCATATGCATATTGAGAATATCCTGAAGATATTCCTACTTTATTTGAAATTTCTACTTTTTTAACAGTTTGAACACCTTGAACCTTATCCAAAAGTAAGAAAATTTCTTTTTTCTGTATAGGTTCGTTAATTTGCCAATTGTTAATGTTAAAATAAGTTTTAAGTTCTGTTAAACATGTTCTTAATACTTCATTACTATTAAAATTAGGTCTAACTGTTATTTCAAAATCAATACCTATATTAATAATAAAGGCATTTTTAATATTTACAGAATCACCAACTACTCTATATTGTGATAAATAAGTTTGAAGATTTTGTTTTAATGTTGAAGAAGCTGTTGCTAAATTAGCATTAGCATTCTGACTTAAAATATATAAATCTAATGTAGATGGTATTTCACCTGGGAGTAAGTTGTCGATTTTAGTTTTTTCAATATATGCTTTTGATACAACTCCATATTTAGAAGGCATAGAAAGTGACCTAACTAAATAATCATCTTGCGTTACACTACGCATTTGGGTTGAGAAATTAGATATAGTATTTTGTCTAATTTCTTCATTTGTATCACCATCACTACCTCCGGAAGCTGCTCTTGGGTTATTTACTTGAAGTGAATTAAATGTATCATCAGCGACATTACTCGTTAAATCTGTAGTTTGGAAAGTAACAGTGCTATTAGATAATGTAGTTAAATCCCCAGCAGATACGTTAGCGCTTGCACCTCCTCCCGTTAAATATCTAACTGTTAAAGTAGTATTAGAGGGAGCAATACCATAAGTATTATTAAAAATAAAGTTTTGAGGTGAGTAAGCAGCTGTGAGTTTATTTTTTTCAAATGGTAAACCTAAACCAACATTATCAGCATTAGGTGTTACTTCTTCAGTTGTAGTTGTACTCGTACCTGCACCAAATTGGATTTGTAAGGTTGTAGAATTTGTAAAACGTGTAGCAAATCTACGAGCAACTTGTTTAGTTTTTAATAAATAAGGAGCGTCTATATCTGTGTAAGTATTTGGGTCATTTGGGTTAGTATTCTTAATAGAATCATATACCATATCTTGACCTAAATAGTCTACTTCATACCAAGTATTCCCATCAGCATCAACTATATCTAAAATACCAATTAAATTATTGGCTGTAATTGTACGAGTAGCAAATTCTTGGGGGGAAGTGAATGAAAACGTTGTAGTATTAATAGCAGCAGAAATGGCTTTTCTAGTCTTTTTTAAAAGAAAGCTATTAACAGTTGTACCGCTTTGTTCGTATATAGATACTATTGTAGGATCTAATGAAGATGAAGTATCAAAATCTACTGGATCTTCAACTAGGAACTTAATATTACCATTTGATTGAGCAGAAATTTGAGAATTTTCATTAATTAATAGAGCATAATTGTAATCTGGTACTTGATTAGCTCCTGATCCTGAAGCGGGGACAGTTTGGTAAAAATCAATATCAACCATAGCAACTCCTGTTACTTTAGGTTTATATCCCATCATATATGCTAAATCGTATAAGTTTTTAGCTTCACGAGCATACTGTAGAAATGTTTCTTGAAACTGGTTATCTTGGTAAAATGAAAGAACATCACCAATATAAGCAGACATTTCCATAAACATCATACCAGGTGATGCTTCTGTAAAATCGTTATAAGTAGTAGGGAAATAAGTTTTAGAATAGTTTACTAAACTTTGTCTAAGACTTCCAAAATCCCTATTAATGTATTTTATGTCTCTATTTACTGCCATTAGTTAAATGTTATGTTTAAAGTATCACTTATATTAGTATTTTTTACACTATACTTTAAAACTACGTTAATAGTATTATAGTCTTCTTGGGCACTTATTTCTAAACTATCCACTATTACATTAGGGAAATACGTTTTTAATTGAGCTTGGATGTCTTCTTCTAAAAAGTCTAATGTATTATCTGTAATTTGCTCAAATAGAAATTGTCTTAAATTCCCACCAAAATCAGGATTTAAAGGTCTTTCACCTTTATTAGTTAAAAACCAATTAACTAAATTTGATTTTAAAGCATCTTGTGTTGTGTATGTAATATTAAAACAAGATTTACCATTAAAAGGTAAACCCACACCAACACCTACACTAGGTTGGAAATCAAGAGGTGATATTAATTGAGCATTATAAGCCATTATTTACTATTCATTAAACCCATAATTTGGTCTAAACCTACATTTCCCCCAGGTAATGCTGAACCTTCAGCAGCTGTTGAACCACCCGCAGGTCTAAATGTGCCTACATCATTTGTTGTTAAAGTCATGTTACCATTTCCAGTTTGCATTTGAGATAACATTTGTTGTCTAAATGCTTTTTGAACTTCGGGGTTTGGTGCAGTTTTAGTTTCCGTAATTGTAGATTTAGGTGACTTAACTGCTTCAAGAAGGATATCTTTTAATTCTTCTTGGATAGCAGCCCTAACTTCTTCTCTAATTATTTGTCTTAATTCTGTTAATTTCATGGTTATAAATATTAGTTTTAATAGGCTTTTAAATTATCTCTATCAATAATAAATTTAATTTCTTCAATTAATACGTTTGGATCCGAAGCAAATGAATATTCAGTTGCTATTAATATAATTCCAGAGTTGTTTTTTCCTACTGCTCTATTTTGATTTACAGTATCACTATATTTTTTAGTTTCAATTTCTAATCTAAACCCTTTATATAAATTACCAGCATCACTATTATTAGCTTGAGTTTGGACTAAATAAGTAGTTAATAAAGCATCTGAAGGTGGGGTTAAATCTGTGTTAGGGCTACAAAATGCAATTATAGGGTCTATATTACCTACTAATAAGAGGATTTTAATAAAAGCATTATTAGCTTGGTTTAAAGGTATAGTAAAATTATTAGCTACAGATTCAAGTTTAGGAATTCTAGGTTCTCCTAATTTAGAAAATGTAATTTTATTTATTATCTTTTCAGATTGATATTGAACTTTATCTGCTATATTATATACTGTTACATTTGGGGCTAATCGTTTAGTAATTTCAGCAATACCGGCTGTAATAGTTAAAGCATCTATAGTGTTAATAGCACCATTTGCTAAATCAGTACTTATATTAACTCCTTGTTTTAGGTTGTCCAATTTATTTTGTTGGGAATTTAAAAATTCTATAATACCATTTCTCTGGTTGATAATATTATTTAATACCTCAGGGGATGGACATATTTTAGCTTTTAATTCTTCAATTTTTGTTGGGTCAGTTAATTGATTTAATTCTGTAATTTGTTCTTCTACTCCTAATTCTTCAAATGCTTGTCTTTTTTTTTCTTCAAATGTATCTAAAGCTGCTTGTTCTATTATATCGAATAAAGAAGGTAAACATCTTGATAAAGCAGTTTTAAGTATAGCATTAGCTAAAATACCAAAATATTGTGCTCCTTTAGGTTTATAGGCTTCAGGTATTGCTTCTTTAATTCCTTCAACATCTTGTTTAGCTAATTCGGTTTTAGCTTTATTTTTCTTTTTAGTATTTTTTTCTTGACGCTTTTTTCTTCTTAGTTCTTGAGCATCTTTTATAGCTTTATATTTTTGTTTTCTTCTATATTTTATTACATCAGATTGATATCTTAAGTATTGAATTTCAGTCCACTGTTTTGGATCTATTTTTGTTAAAGCATTAGTAGGAGTTGATCCAGGTTTAAGTTCTTCAAATAAAATATAAAACTCAATTACTTCATCTTGGGTAGGTAAAGGAATTCTTATCCCAGCAGCTTCTAGGACAACATCAGCATATGAAGTATCTAAATTACTTTCAGTATCTTGTAAAAAGCTTTGTATTTTTTTTAAGTCTTCTAAAAATCCCATTATTCAAGTTTTACTATATCTGATTTTAAATCATCTAATTGGGCCTGGTATATAGCTATATTATTAGATAGAGTTCTAAAGGTAGTAGCTGAAGGTTCTAGGAGTATACCATTATTACCTAATTGTAATCCTACAATGTCAAATAAATTTTTTAAATCGCTTAATAAGCTTTGTAGTAATTCTACAGTAGTATCTCCTAATAAAGCAGATTCGTCTGCATCCGAAGAACCTAATTTAATTTCACTTGATTGTAAAGTTATAGGGCCTACGGTATCAAGATTTATAGATTGATTTGCATTTAAATTGATACTTTTAGCAGAAGATAACATTAAATGATCTCCCTTAGTATTAAAAAATAATCTTCCTGAATTGAGGATGATTTGAGAGCCTTCATAGGTATTTGATGCTTCTGGGGTATCTTCAGATTCTCCATAAGATAAGTAATCATTAGTTGATGAAGCTATTAAAGGAAGTTGTTGGGTAGAAGTTAAATAAATAGATGATACATCATTATTTATATTTTCAACTGTTGAACTACTAACAGGGGGAATTAATATATTACTTTGACCATTTCTAATAATAGTAATAGGATCACCATTTTCAGGAATATCCGACCAATTATTTAAAGCTGTAGGTTGAGATGGTTGATTTGTGGTTTCTGTTGCTTGGATTAAAA